ATTGCATCATCATAAACTGTAATTTGTTTTGTATCATCTTCAAAACTTATCTTTAATTGTGAGAGTCTTTCTTTGGTAAAATCGATATATTCTTTATTGAGATCAAATCCAACTGCATTTCTTCCCAAGTCTTGTGCTGCGACAAGAGTAGTTCCAATCCCAGAGAAAGGATCGAGTACTAATTCGCCTTTATGGGTAAAAAGCTGAATACATTTTTTAGGTAAAGCAATTGGAAATACAGCAGGATGAATGTCTTTATCCCGAATATCCCTTTTTTCATAGAAGAACTCCCAAATAGCGACTTGACTACGAACCCATTCTTTTGCATTTAGACAATTTATATGGTTGTCTGGGCAAGAACATGTTTTTCTGAAATTTATATCTAATTTTTTAGTCATTTTATTTTTTTCCTTACTATATTGTTTCGTTTTTGATTTTATTTTTTATATGTTAAAAACAAAGAAATAACTTACAGCATTTCTTAATAAGAACATTATTTGCATATAGTTCTTTTTTGTCTTTTCTAATAATTTTTCTTATAATTCCCAGATAATTTTTCATTAGTAAGCGGACTTAGATAGAATCCCCTTATATGTAGAATATGAAGTTCTATGATTCAGTTTAATTGTCAAATCTCTAGCGAAAATTAAAAAAGTTACTAAATTAGGATTATTTTCTTCTTATATCCCCTTTTCTCTAATTCTTTATTTTATTCTTACTTCTTTTTTATACTTTCAAAAAATTTATCTGCAAGCAAGATTAATAGAGGTATAATTAAAGTAGCTTGTGCTTGGACGTTACTTCCAAGAAAATATTTAATAAATACTCTAAACATGATAAAACAAAGAAAAAGCGTAAAAATAAGTGGTGTAAATTTCCAATCTTGCCAAGGTATTATCCCAGCTACATACAAAGGAATTTTAAGAATATGATTATCAAACTTGATATCTATTTCATTTATTTTATCTCCCTTCTTTTTTTCCTCAATACTTATACTTCCAGTCTCGCTCTTTCCAATAAATCTTTTATTATTTATGTAAATTGGTCTATCGCAGTAATTTTCTCCTTGGTAATAGGATAAGGTAATTTGATATTCTTGACTTATATTTAATTCATATAACCCATTTTCGTTAATTTTACTATTCTCTATTGCCTCGATTTTTATCAAAGGATGCTCTTTCATTGTAGTTTTACAATTTGATAAACAGGGAATATTTTCTAAAATCTTATAAAGCTCCTTTAATGATGGTGTTTGTGTCGTTTCTATTTTATCAATTTCAGGACCTACGTAAACAAATCCCCTTTCACTACCGGGATCGGGATAGGGTATTTTGTCATCATCAAATTCAATTTCCATTTTTTTAAGAGTATTTTTTTTATTCATTTTTTTAAATTTAGATATAAATTCTTGCGCAATAAAATTTATTTCGTAATTATCATCGCCTTCCTTCAGGTCTACATCTAGATCTTTTACAAATCTTATAGGGCAAGCGAAATCAAATCGATTTATATCTTTCGCATTTTCTACTTTATTCTGTTTACAACTTAAAACCCAAAAGATAGCTTTATACTTTTTATTTATGTTTATATTTTTAACTTCATCAATAAATGCCTCATTTACCCATTCCTTACGATATGAAAGCTTCCCCCTTGCACCAATAGGCAATGCGATTACTTTGAGTAAACTTTCTTGACGGGCTAAAGAAGAAGGACAATGGAATAAATGAACTATTTTATTATTTTCTAAGTTCATAATATTTGCCTCCTTTTTTAATAGGAATTAAATGTCGCGGTATATCACCATATTTATATCCTGTATTTTCTTTTAATAATTCATCCCACCTTTCTATTACTTGGAATCTATCATAAACTTTTTTATGATCTTTGGAAAAATCAGGAATTTTTTTTCTTCTCCATTTAATGGGACTATAATCAAGATCATATTCTATCAAACAAAAACGAAGTGGTAGAAGTTGGTTTATCTCAGATATTTTATTATAAAAACACTCTACATCTTCAGGAGAACTCGTATTCGATCCAAATGATGGATAAATATCGATTCCAGTATTTAATAAACGCTTAAAGGCCTTTAATAAAAAATTAAAATCTTCTATTGTCTGCCCAGTAACTTCTTTAAAATTATTTTGGTTCAACCCATGAAAACAAGGATGTACACAGAAATTATCATACTTACCAAGTTTATCTAAGACTTCATCTGTTACTAATTTTTTATAATTATCTTGTACGATTAAAGGAATTAGATTTGTTTCGGTCCATAAAAAAATATCTTTATTGAGTTTTTCCTTTTGTAATTCTTCTAAAATTTCCAATAGAAGATTCGGAACAAGGAAAGGTTCACCTCCAGTAATTCTTAATATATTAGAAAATAATCTTTTTTCTTTATCTAAATCGCGTTGTTTAATAAAATTTTTAACAATTTTTTTTGCTGAAAACCAATCTTCTTTAATACCCATTTCAGCTTTTCTATCTTGACAATATTTTCTATTTACAGAACAAATATTGCATTCGAACTTAAGGCATTCCTCTATATAACAATGCCAACAATTAATTGGACATCTTGATATGTGCAAAGAAACAAGCCTATTATAATTACTCCAATCTAATTTTCCAACCTTTCCTAGTTTATATTGTACAATCGTAGGATAGTCCATTAAAGTATCTTTAAATGGATTGAAACTATCTCCGTAAACTGAATTCAACTTGCGGCTCTTGGAAGGTTTTACAGGAGTAAAAATTCTAAAAAATTTTTCAATACCGCCGCCCTCGCCAACTACGGATGTATTTCCAAAATCTGAAATCACTGAATATTCTTTTATACCACTTTTAGCAGTTCTATTAATTTTACCGAATAATTCTCTAGTTTTATCTAATAAATTATTTATTAAAAACCTCCATTAAATAAGCAGAAAGTTTTTTAATAGCTTATTATATATCTATATACGAGATAAATTTCAAAAACCCTCTTTTTCAAAAAACTTATTTATAAAAAAAATACCCCTGCGCTCTCGCATCGCAGGGGTTAAGGAGGTATTTAATATGAAAAAGCAGTAAGTATTGGTGGTGAGCAATTATTTATTGTATTGAAACTTTATTTTCTGGATATTTCTTTTTCAATTCTTCAATAAGTAATATAGCTTCAGGGGTTCTATTTTTTATATCTCTAACTTGTAAATCCGCTTCTGGTAAAGCGGAATATGTTATCGCATTAATTTGTGGAACGTTGGATTTCATAAGGTCTTTTACATAAGAAGTCTCTTCGGCTTTTAAAGTAATTCCTTGAGCTTCTAACATCTCTCTAATTTTCTTCCAGGCTTCTTCCCATTTTTGGTCACCATTGCCTATTCCGAATTGTTCTTCTGCCCATAACATAGCCGACAGAATAGTTTCCTTTATCTTTGTGGCTCTGTCATTTCCAAATTGTTTAATTAAAGCTTTGCTGAACATACCTACTACATAAACAATTATTATGCCAAAAAAATATTTATAGACAAAAGCAAATATAATTGCTGCCATTTTTTTCACCTTCCTTTCTTAAATATTATTCTATAAAATTAAATTAGTATCAATTATTCTTTCCTGTATTATTTGGTAGAATTTTAACAGATCATTGTTCTCTATGGACCCGGAATAAATAATTTTCTTCCCCAAATATATCCAGAACTTACTCGGACTTGGAGGTCTTATATCTAAATGTGCGTAAGTTTTAGCTATTCCTATTCTCATCCCACCTATTTTTTCAGCAGCCAATCCTATATCGATAGGTTTTACTCCTTTTATCTTAACGTCAGCACCCTCTCCATCCGGGTTAGGAATATGAGCAGAATCAGGATGGCCATCTACTCTTTTATTTTCTTCGAGGCAACGGTTTCCACTTAATACAATTACCGGTTTACTACCTAATTCAACTCTTAATATTTCTAATTTAAAAAGTAATAGACTGCTTACTCTAACTTTTTTCCTTCTACATTTCAGACATGGACATTTAAACTCCCATTTCCAGAAATTAGTCGAAAGATCACCTGACATTTAATTATCCTTTTTCATCAATCTTTTTCTTAAAATTTACTTTATCAGCACAGCCATTAAAATGACGGTTCAAATATTCGGTTAAAGTTCCCAGCATACTTATACTTTTGCGGTTTAATTTAGCATTGAGTAAACTATCTTTATGAAGTGTTTTTAATTCATTCTGAAACATATTCATAAAAGTATTTCTGTCCTTGGTCTGCTGAGTAATAAGGTATTTAACCAGCCAGCAAACCAATACTAAGAATATACCGGTTATAATTGGTATCCCATATTCGGCTATTGCTTTACCTAATTCGATCCCTTCCATTTATCTCAACCCCTTTATTGCATTCCATTTAATTTTGTAATTACTTGCCCATTCCATTTAGAGATAGTTACAGTATTCCATTTTATTCCTGTTACTGTCGCACCTGTGCCATAAATACTTAATATTCCATTTGCAGTTAAAGTAAAAAGAATATTTGTGCAGGGAATTTGATCGCCTGCGTTTTTCCAAAAGCCACCCCCAGTAGTATCTCTATCCAACCCACCTGCACTAAAATATATACCAATATAATCTCCTGTTACTATATCAAGACTTACTGTGTGAGTAGTATAACCCGCTGCTACAGCTCCAATAGTTTCAATATCACGAGTAGAAAGATTATTACCACTCACTACATAGAAAGTGGCAACTTCAACGTTACTCATAGCTGAGTTAGCATAAATTTCTACCGATGTTATTGTCCCGCTAGCATTAGCGGGATTATTTCTATCCACAGAAGTCCCTTCATTATTATAAGTGGATCTATTAATGGCTGTACTGCCTACATCAATGGCAGTCGCAAGGGTAATCATTTGAAAGATTATCATTATAAAAAAAATTATTATTAATATTTTTTTCATTAGATTTCACCCACATCTATGCTTGGATCAAAGAATAAAATATCAGCAGATTTTGCCACCCCTACCCTTTGTACTTGTTGACCAGTAGTGGAAGGTGCAGTAGAAGTCATAGCCCCTGCTGTTGCCGCAGAAACATAAACCATCGACCCTGCAAACTCAAAATCAGTATCATCTCGAATATAACCCTTTACTAACATCTTACAAGTCTGACCATCGGTTTTTGATTCAAGAGCAATTCTTAATCCTGGCATAGTGGTAGAAGCATTTGCTTTTGCTAATTTCCATTCTTTATCAGTCCAGTTAAAATATAATAATTGTCCAAAAACTACCGATTCACCAACTAACTGAATATCCTCTAATCCGCTATAATTGTGATCATTAGTTAATGCATTAGCAAGATTCATGGTAGTATCAGTATTGTGTATATGACTATAAATAACTGCGCTCGCTATTTCAGTATTAGTATTAGTGCCTTGTTGAATTATCCCACTGGCATCATTAATTATTGCATTATATCCAGCGGGAAAATCCCCGATCTTAGTTACTTCATTAACCAAAATTGCTTTAATCTCTGCATCAGTATCTACAGTAGGATCAACCTCAGTAATAGGATATACCTGGACCCAGTTCCCGGCCACAAAACACCTATAAACCTTAACAGTATCAGTGGCTAAATACATATCATTTACAACCGGGACAGAGGGTTTACTCGCATCAAAACCATAATTTAACCGACCCAAATACCCCCCGGTAGTACCATTTTTCGGGTATAGATCATCTCTTTTTGAATGACCTAATAAATTGCCCAGATCATCGAGTATTTGCCTAACCTCATTAGTATCTTCCAGGGCATCGGCCTTGTCATCAGTACCAACATAAAAGTTAGTCCCTGACTCCTGGGTATATTTGTAATATGCGGTAAAGCCATTTATGCTAAATACCGATAAGATGATTGACAAAATAATCCCTAACCATATTCTTTTTTTAAACATCTTAATGTCTCCTTTCATTTATTTAATAAAAAAAGCCAGATCTAAAAGGTCAAAAACCTTTTTAAAATCTGGCTCTCTAAAAAATGGAGCTCTAAGTTTATTTAATTTTTAAAATTTATTTAAGTTCCCAGTCTCCAGGTGGGTAATTTTGCTTAATTAGTTCAGTTTCATATTCAAAGGTATCACCACCGATTATACAACTATCAGGAAAAGGTATTATACTAACAGCAATTCTCACATATACAACAGCGTTATTTTCAATCGCTTCAGGTTGTTCATAAAAAGAAGGTTGATAAATCACCACTGAAGCCTCACCCTCAGAGTTAATATTTATATATTCTTCCCATTCGTCAGTCTTATGGTCCCAAACTCCGCCGATTACGCAATACCCTTTAGCCAATTCATATTGCCGGTTAATGATTGCCTGCCAGTAGTCCCAAACTGTTTGTTCTGCACAATCTGCATCTTCCAGTCCATCAAGAAAATGAGGACCGCAACCGGCTAGTATCGAAATTAAAAGTACGACAAAGACCACTAACAAAATTTTCTTAACTTTCCTTTTCATTGCTTATACACCCCCTAAAATTATCTTTATACTCCCAATATATAATACGATATAAGCAAAGGGAAGTTCCAATAAAATTATAAGTCTTTTTCTTATGTTTTACAATTACTTTAAACTTTCATCAGTCCGGTTTAATAAATAAATAAATAGATCCTCTAATTTTCTAAACTTATTGGCGATAGTAACATTAAAAATATAATATATGATCCCCCCGCTATCCCCGGCTGCCCTATATCCCTTCTCTGCTTCACTGGCAGGTTTATATCCTATTACCGCCTCAACAGCAGGTTTATAGGGTATGGTAGGCCACTCAGTAAGTACATCAACCCTTACCAATTCTACCTTTTGGATTATAAATTGCTGATTTATATTCCTTTTGGTAGAAATAAGTGTTATTATCTGACCGCTCCAGATATCGCTTCTATTAGTTATAAAAGTTCCTTGAATAATCGGATTAGCATTCTGTAATAGGTCTGCTTTAGCCGCTTCATTGGCCCAGGCTATACTATCAATATTATTATCCACCAAGCAAAATTCAATAATACCATCCCCACCTTCAATAGCGGAAACTTTATCTATAGAATCTTGATCTTCTCGTTTAAAACAAATGGGTACTCCGAAAGTAGTATAACCAACCAGTAATTCACTTCCTATAGTTAATTCTCCTTCCCCAATGCTTCCTGTGCCATAAAGACTTACCGTATCAGTTTCACTGACTGTGAAAATTTGATTTGTACAGGGAATTTTATCTCCATAGTGATACCATCTTCCGCTATATCCCTCAGCAGCACAAAGATAACCAGCGGTAAAATAAATTCCTATACAATCACCCTCTACCACCTCTAAATCAACTTCAAAGGTTTGTTTTGAGCCTGCTATTACCGTGCCAATAATTTCCGTATCCCTGGTGGAAAGTTTATTAGGAAATCCTACTGGGTCAGGACGATAAAAAGTGGCCACTTTACAATAAGTTAAATTTGTATATGCCCATATTTCTATCCGGGTAATCTTTCCGGTTACATTAGCCGGGTTACTTTTATTTATATGTGTAATATTTGGATATCCAACTACTGCTGAACCACTTACTAAAGTCCCCACATCAATCATTTGAGTACCTGCAGCCCCAATTGACAATACTTTCGTTTTTTCGTTTAGCATAAAATCATAATAAAGTGGGTTATCTACTTCATCCCAACCGATTGTTTTAATTACTCCATCCACTTTTATAATAGGAGAAGATTGTTTATATATAATAATATTAGGGTCAGCAAAATAACCTATTACTAAATATTTACCATTATGAGAATATATCGCTCCCCTACCATTTCCAGTAGGTAAATCGGTAGGATCAACCTGTTTACCTAAAATATCTCCCGTACGAGTATAGATAGTTATAAAAGGTGTGGTAGAATGAGCAACTGCTAATTGTATCCCATCAGGAGAGAAATCTACACCATAACTGGGACCGGTAGGTAATTCAGCAGGATTAGTTATTTTAGTAAATACGTCACCTGTTCGTTTATATACCGTAATAAAAGGTGTTACATCGTGACCTACCGCCAAATAAACAGAGTCATAAGTCCAAGCTATATTAAGTCCCCATCCAGTAGGTAAACTTGCAGGATTGGCTAATTTTGCAAATGTATCTCCTGTACGTTTATATATGGTAATAAATGGTGTAGTATTATGAGCCACTGCTAAATAAACACCATCAGGAGAAAATTTACATCCGAAACCATCTCCAGTGGGTAAAGTAGCAGGATTGCTAAGTTTAGTAAAGGTATCTCCACTTCTTTTATAGATTGTAATATAAGGTGAAGTATTGTGAGCTATTGCCAAATAAATGCCATCAGGAGAGAAATCGCAACCCCACCCAGTTCCGGTAGGCAATATATTGGGGTTAGTTAATTTGGTGAAGGTATCTTCTGCTCTTTTATAAATCATCACGTATGGTGTACTATCATGTACTACTGCCAAATAAGTAGAATCGTAAGAGAAAGATGCATCGTGTCCATCGTCATTAGGGGTAACGTCAGGAAAGTTTAACCTTTTAAACGAATCCCCTTCTCTTTTATAGATATAAATGCCTTTATTTGCTGCAACCGTATGCTCATAAGGCACTGCCAAATAAATATCATCATAAGAAAAATCACATCTCCAAACACCTTGTGCTGGTTTAGGGTCTGGGTCTGGTAATTTTTCACGCCCCCGGTTAATAGGTGCAAATTTACAAGTCCACTCCGTAGCCACACCATCATAAATAAATGTTTCTCCAAAAGTATCTTCTAACCCCGAACTTTTTACATATATCCTATTCCTTAATTGAGATATATTAGTATTAATTATTAAATCTTTATAATTTACCTGATCATCGTCCAATTGGAAGGGTGCCGGATAAGTATTTTTAGCAAAGAAATGGATATCCTGGTCATAATCCACATACCACTCATAACCGCAAATCTCAGCTATTTGGGTTAGGACTTCGGATACTTGCACAAAATCGAAGGCTATTTCGCTTATAATGGGGCCATCACTGACATTATTATAAGTAAAACCAGTAGTATAATTATCGATTATATGCTTATAAATATCACCGGCTTTTTGGTTTTTATAGGATTCAGATACTAATTTTTTATCTAAATCCCGGGTATGATCTATACATTCAACCGGATATTTCAAGAGATTAGGGGGTAAAAAACTTTCTTCTTTGGATAAGATCCTTCCTGAAAATAGTTTATTTACCCCTTCTTCGATTAAAACTGCTTCACCAGGAATGGGGGCAACAGCTATATCATTACAGATAAAATCAAAGGAGGCTGAATTAACTTTACTGGTTAGCTCATCCCTTATGCTAAGGGTCCGGGCATCCACATATTCGGTTTTATCCACCCCGCCGATTTTAACTGTTATCCCCAATTTAGTATCTCCTCTTTAATTCTATTTTTCTTAATACCTCATCACTTATGGTTACCGCCAATCTTTTAATATCTACTTCGGAGTCAATCCTGTTATCATGGATATCGATATATATTTTAGTTTCACCAAAACTTGACGCAGTAATATTCGGAGTCCCTACTGATCCACCACCAACAAAAGCAGGGATCGGAGTAGGTAAACCCCCAGCAATGGCACTAATTAAATCTTGAGGGATCGCTTTAAATCTCCTGATAAAATCTGTCATAGGCTTTGACAAAATGTACTCACCAGGAGTTACTGCTGCCATTATCGTATCAGTCATTCCACCAAATTGAAACTTTTTCACTTCTCCGCCAGATTGAAATTCTTTAACTATACCACCCATATCAAACCCAATAGCACCAAAGACTAATTTAATTACCCAGGAAGCTGCAAGTTTAGCTATTTGCTGAAGAATAGCATCTATTATGCTTTTCCAGAGGTCTTTCATGGCTTCCCCAAAGGTTTTAGACCCTGAAAGTATATTATAAAAAGCACTACTTAACCCACTTTGCATAGAAGTTTTTAAGTCAGATATAAGATCACCAATAGCAGAAGTGGTATCACCGACAGTTTCTTTCACTTCCTCACCAGTATATTTTAGAGGTTCCAATACTAAATCCATGTTATTATAAATACCATCTCCGAACATAGTCATCATATTAGGCATCCATTGGTCAGAAGTAGAAAGCGGTCCTTCTATTGGTGGTGATTCAAAGCCAAAAAAATTTTTAACCTTATTACCGACACTTTTACAGGCTTCGCCTATATCGCCTACTTTAGATTTAATTCCATCAGCAAGCCCTGAAACTGCATTTTTACCCCAATCTAACATTTTTTTAGGTAGATTAGCTAAATCTTCAAACTTTTGAACTATCCAATCTATCATCTCTTGAACTTTTAATATTGCACTGTCTTTTAAATCGGTGAGAAATCCTATTATTTTTTCATACCAATCCTTGACAAAATCTACTATTTCATCCCAATTTTTCCAAATCAATACCACTGCACCAATTGCTAAAATCAATAAACCTATTGGTCCGGTTGAAATAGTTCCTATTGCGGATATAGCCCCTGATATTTTACTAAATGCTGCCACAGCCATTAGTATTGGTCCGCCTACTGCACCTATAATTCCTACTACCGCACCAATTTTGGTAATAGTTTCAACTAATCTGGGATTTTCTTCTGCCCAAAGTGAAATTTTACCTACTATTTCGGTAGCTTTTTCAATTAAGGGAATAATTGCTGGAATTAAAACATCTCCAATAGTCCTTCCTGCCCCGGCTAAACTTCCAGTTAAATCACTCATTTTATCTTTAAATGCATCAGCTACTTGTGCTGATTTGGTAGATATTTCTATATTTAAATCTTTAGCTTTCCCCTGATATCCTGTTATAGCATCTCCACCTTCTTTAAGTAGAGGAACTAATTCTGTCCCACTTCTTGCTCCAAATAATTCCATAGCAAGAGCAGCCTGTTCAGCGGGATTTTTTATTTCAGACATTTTAGTAGCGACATCTTTCATTACCTCAGTGACAGGTCTCAAATTTCCTTCCGCATCAACAACTTCTATTCCTAATGCTGCAAAGGTATCTTTAGCTGTTCCCGTTCCTTTGGAGGTATCATCCATCGCTCTAGTCAAAAATTTTAATCCCGTTTCTAATGTTTCTATACTTGTCCCATTTTGTCTACAAGCATAATCAAGGGTTGATAAATCTTCAACTGTTACCCCAGTTCTCAAGCTCATATCATTAAATTGGTCTCCAACTTGAGCGGTCTTAAGTATAATGGCAGTAAAAATACCAGTAATTGCAGTCCCAGCAATAGTCGCAATTTTACCGATAGAACCTATCTTTTCAGAAAAATTACTCACATGTCCACTGGCTTTATCAAGTTCACCTTTTAATTTTGAAGCGTCACCTAAAATATTAACCCAAATATCAGCCAATCTATTTTTTCACCCCTAGAAAAGCTAAAACTGCTCTATAAAAAAGCATTTTTAACTCATAAATTTTTAAAGCATCTTCCATTATCCAGTCTAGATCGTTAAGGGGAATTGCCAGGATATCCCTATACCCATAAGCATAGGCAAAGGATAAGACTTTCACTATTTCCCGGAATCCCCCGGCTTGAAATATTTTTTTAATCCAGATATTTGCACAATCGCTTTTTGCACTCTTTCAAAATCATCAACATCAATCATATCTTCAAAATCATCTACGGTTAAATCTTTTGCTTCAGGATTAAACTTCTTAATTACATGCAATAAAGTATAGAAACTATAATCATAAACCGTTATTTCATCTTCATTTTTTACTTTCTTTTTTTCTATATTTAATTTCTTGATATCCAGCATAGAAAGAGGTTTAATGATATACTCTTTATTCCCTATTTTAACTGGAGAAGTAAAAACTTCCTCTTCGGTAACATTTGGATTATAACTTTTATCTCCACTAATAATATTTGGTTTTTTAACTTCTTTAATTTTAGACATAATACTCCCCTTCCTTACTATTAGATAATTCTCTCAAGATACCCCTGAATCGTGTCAATTTATACCCTATTTAATGAAATTTTATCCTACCTAATATCTTTATACCTTAATATTCTGGCTCTAAGTTTATCAGGGTAATTTTATAAGGATATCCTAAACTTGCATCGTATTTGGCCTTACCGGTAACTCCACAAACTATCGGTCCTGGTCCACCCATATTAATTGGATAGGTCAGGTATCTAAATTTAGGTATATCGATTTGCAGGGTATAATAATATCCGGTTTCACATTCCGCCCCTACAAATTTAACCTGGAAGGACTGCTCAATTCCACTTATAAATTTATTGTATTCAATCCGATCTACAAAATCGATGGTGAAATTGACTGGAATAGTCCTAAAGCCACTCCGAACAATCTTCCTGAGTATAGCGGTATTATTTAGGGCATATTTTCCTACACATTTATTGTCATAATTTATCCCGAAACTTTCCAGATCATTATTGATATTTCCTTCTGCTGTTCCACCTATTTTAATAAGTGCCTGTTCCCAGGTAAAAGGATTAGTAGTTTCAAGTGATAAACCGGTCTTTGGTGTATCGCCCAAATTCTTAGCAATGATTCCATTGGTAGCCTTTAAAATTTTATCAGTAGTAGAGAAATTTAAAGCTAGAGTATTCACTATTGCCCCTAAAAACTGGAAGGCATCACCTTGATCCCGGTAAACCTCTAAAGTATAGGGGTTAATCGGACAATCTGCATGAAAATCAGTAGCCTGTCTGGGAATAAATATATGCTGTTTAGCATTGGTGGCATTGGTAGTGGTTATCTTTCTAACATCATCAATATTAATAACACATTCCCCTAAATCAGTTATATATTTCAAGCCCATACTGATTACAGCGGTCAAAGCTGCTGGAGTAGCAATGGTTAGGGTTACCTCTTTCCATACTCCAGCGGTTAAAGCCGGGATATTTAAAGATTCAAGCGGTGTGGCACAATTAGGTGAATTATCGAGTAAAAATTGTAAATCCCCTAAGGCAGTGACTACAGAGCATTTAATCCATAACTTTGTATGGGTTGAAGCAGTCATGTTATTAGAGGCAATTGCTTCAGTGGCTAAAATAGTCCCCGCTGTTACTCCAGAAGTAACCCGCAATTTTACCGATTTAGTTCCTTTTTTATAATCGCTTGCATCTACCTCAGATATTACTCCACCGTTTACTAACTCGTCCCATTTATCTTCGCAATCCTCTATCTCGGTTTCTGCTGTACCTGCTGGGGTGGCTGCTGCCGGTTCATTAATTGCACTTCTTAATAGGTGGCCTAAACTTGCAGGATGTACTTCCACAATAACATTACCACCGAAAGCCCTTTCTCCTTGATATGATATTGGCTCGTCAAGTATTCCCCTTTGGGCAGCAGATAAAACATCTTCAATATTCGGGATCAGGGTTTCGCTAACAAACGGTAAGAAAAAATCATTAACTCCGCTTTCTTTAGTTCCCCAAATTAATTCTTTCTTTAATCCTATATGTCCTCTTGATCCTTGTGGCATTATTTATCACTCCTTTCTTTTTAGATTCTATTTTTATTTCTTTTATTTCATTAAAATAGCCAGTTTTCAGATATTCTTTAGCCTTTGATTCATTATCAATATTTATAATTTCATTAGGTTGAAAAATACCAAAACCAACTACTTCCAGCTTACTATTTCGATTATATTTTAATCGCATATAATCACCTTCTCATTTATTCTCTGGTTACAAAATTTTGCCTTAAAGTTATTTTCATATCAATTTCTACCCCCCTAAACGGGAATGAATTAAAATTAAATCTGGTATCCGGGAAACTAAAATATAGACATTCCCCATCCAGATCAATATGAGCGCCGAGAGCTTTTTTAATATCGAAATTTAAATCAAGAATACCTTTATTAGTGACATCCCCGACTATTTGCTTATCCACATCAAAAATCTTTATGTAACCAAATATAGTTAAAGTAAAATTTATCTCCGTTTTATGAGGCATGGTTATCGCCTCTTCTGGTGCATTGGTAGGCTCCAAAATAATACAGGGAAAATTATTTGTTGGGATATTATCGCGTGTCCCTGCATATACAATTTTAATATAAGTTTTTAAAACAGTATCCTCTTCTAAAATAGCCTTAACCTTATTCCAGATAGTCTCTAATTTCATTCTTTAGTTATCTCCTCTAAATATTCGGTGAAGATCCTGACTATATTTGTTTTATCCTCTTCTTGAAAGAGTAGAAATTTACGCTGGGGTATTTTTGCAGTCCTTGCCTTCTGGTGAACATGCATAGCAAAAACATCTTCTCCACTACTAGGATCAACCCAGTGTAGAGCCCTCGCTTTTACCGGAAAAATATCTCTTGCCGGTATTTTAATAGAGCCACCTTCTTGGTGTATCCTCATATAATCAAGTCTAGTTCCTATTTGGACTTCCTGATCAGATACGACTTCATAAACAATAGAGCCTTTTCCCATCCCGGTATCCTGTAATATCTTTGCTCCCTTACCCTCTTTCCTTCTCATAGCTATGGTCATCGGTGAAAGTGGGGCCCATTTTATAGGTCTACCTTCCTCTCTAAAATTTTTATCGATAGAACCTAACATTAATATCCCGCATTGTTTTAAAGGTATACGAAGGTTTTTAGCTTTATCTCCAGCCTTCTTTAACAAAGCCTTCACCTTCTCATCATCTTTTATCTCATAACTGATTAGCGCTCCATTAGTCATTATTTAAATCCTCTATTTTATCAGGATCAGGACCCCAGCAGGTCTCATCTCTCTCATCAAAGGTCCTTTTATAATCTTTAGTAGAAGATTGGATAGCCCCCATATCTACGGTAATACCTTCTATTTGTAAAATACCATTAGCAATCTTTTCAAGGGTCTCTTTTGCTTCTTTGTATCGGTCAATCCATTCATTAGTGCTCGGCATTTTTCCCGAATACAATCCTCTCATCACATAATAAGAGGCAATATCCTCAGCTAAAGATTTTATGATAGCCGGGGTAGTTTCTAAGGCATCAAGGGCAGCCAATAAATCAGATGAAAAAGCCGCCCTTATTTCTGCATCGGCTTTGATGATAGCTTTAGCCAGTAATGCAGCAGGTACTTCATTTGTTGACATATTCAAATTAGTTAAAACGTCAATATTTTCACAAAAAGCCATTTATTGCTCCCTTGTTATTAGAGGGGAAGAACATCGAATCCTCCCCCTCTAATTTTATTTATTAAGTTATAGCCGGGGATATCCTATATCCACAAGCCACAGCAACCATTTTTTCAGCTTCTATGTCACCCACTTCAAACCAATCACTATGTCTTATTTCTATCCTTGCCCTTCTGGTTTGAAACGGTTGAGATTGGAAGGTATAACCTAAAGAGAATTTCTTTACTCCTGGTTTTGGCTCTACATAAGCCAATATGGCATTCTTACCCCAGAGATAAGATAAAGATTCAGGCTTCCCTTCTTTGGCAGTATTATAACCAGCTTTACCGACTATTACTTTTTCTATTTCAAATACACTGGCCATAAGTTCCGGAGTAACTACACCTTTTTGGACGTATTTAATCCGATCCAAAATCTTGGGATGATGTTTTAGCTTATCGTAAACAGCTTTTCCTAATAGTAATACATTCGGTTCTCTGAAGATCACTGCATGTATAGCATCCTTCCCAGTTTCAATATTAGCTATTGGATCAGAGGTTTCATAAACATCCCATTTAATACTTGGAGCATTGGCCGATAAACTTGCTTCTAATATATCTTTAATCCTCATCTCCAAACCTAATTGAAGAATATCAGTTAAAAATTCTACGGTATCTACTTCAAGATTTAGAGGACTATCAGCGTTATCTCTCTCTATATCATCAATTAAATCATTTAAGGCATGCTCATCGCACACATAACCATCAGTGGTTACTTTCCAATCCACAGTTTTTGATTCGGTTTTGGGAGCCCTCAAAGTTTTGGGAATTCTAAACCGATCAGCTTTATCATCATATATATAATATATATCCGATTTCTTTTTAACCGGTACAATCGGCATTAATTCTGTTCCAACATAAGCCGCATTACGGTACATTATGGAAATATTAGTTAAAATTTGATCTTTATGAACATTTTCTACTTCTGGCATTTAATTTCACCTCGATTCTTTTATAAATTATTTATTATGTAGCATGAGAAACAGGAGAATACATGTGAGTTATTAAAACTTCAATTATTTCATCTATTGCACCGGCAGCTTCCAGAGCTATTGCCCCAGCATACTCATCGGCAAGATCTACTACTTCACCGACTCCAGCAGCAGTAGAAGTTAAAGCTTCTCCTTCATCACAAGCTTCACCCATTACTAATTTACTCGTACCTAATACTCTTACCCTAGCAGCCTTCCCGACAACACTAGGAGCATTCTGTAAAATACCGATAGAGACTCCATTTAAACCACAAGCGACAACATCGCCATTGGCATCGAGTTTTACAAAATAATATTTCTTAGCAGTTAAGGCTTCACCAGCTTTAAAAGTTATATCTAAAGCTCCAACATCTTGAGACATATTTAACACCTCTTTTCATTTTTTATTTTATTAGACTATTTTTTCTTTTCTTCAGTAGACTCCAGAACGGCTAAGACAGCGTCTCGATAGGATACGTCTTTATGCTCATCCATGTATTTCTGGACTTTCTTTTCTTCTGGAGTTAATTTATCTTTGCCTTCTTCTTCTTTTTCTCCACCCTTGCTTAATTCAGCAAAAATTTTGTCAGAGAAATTAGGTTGAAGTTCGATAAATTTCTCCAGTAGTTCTCGTTGTGAAAGTTCGACTTCTTTATTATCTACCGTAAACTTGATTTTCTTCTCATCAGAAGTTGACCCTATAAGAGTCATCAAAACTTCTTTTTGTTTAGGTAGAAAGCGCATGTCTTTTTCGGAGCAGTGGGTGTCAATAAAGGTTTTAATTTCGGCTTCTCTTTTTTCCTTAGAGATTTTGCCTAGTTTTTCTTCTGATTCTTTAGACTTCTTTTCTTCAGCTTCAAATTTCTCTTTATAACCTTTTTGTCCCTCTGCTTCCTTAGTAACTTTTTCATAATCTTCCACTGCGACAAATTTCTTTCCCTCTACTTCGGTAATTTTTATTCCGTTCGCCATAATATAAATCACTTCCTTTCTTTTTATTTTTTCTTCTTTCTCGTACATAATTAAATTAGCTTCCTCATCAACATCATATAAGGCAGCAATATCTTTTAAATTGGTTATTGCCGGTAGATCAGCACCCAAAAAAGCTATTGCTGAAAGGACCTTTTCATACTTTTTCTTGGTGCTGGGTTCGGTATAATCATATAAAATCTCACTGGATATCCTCTTATATGCTCCATTTTTAATCAAGTCATATAGGACCTTAGGCACTTCCTTGATATCGACTAAAATTTTATTCCCTGCTCTCTTTAATTTGGTGATCCAGCCACCAGCAGGATATCCCGATTTTTGTAATAATTCCTGTTTGTCATCATGGCCTAATTTTACTTTGGGTTTTAATTTATCGATTATTTCATTAGTACCATTTACGATATTGTCAAGATCCTCATCGGTAATTTTATGCTTATTCCATTCTCCAGTACCAAATACCTCAACATCTTTAAGCTCATAGGTCTGGGAATAGGCTTCCAAAAGTGCTAATTCCATAGTAGTTAGATTCCCCTGCTCTCCAGTTTTAACCCAGTTACCTTCTTTGTCCTTCTTCCAACCTGCTTTTTTCAATCCAGCCCAGGCAGTAGCAACTGCTAAAGCCTCTTGGTCATCTCTATCTTTATAAGTTTCCCAAGCCGAATTAAATATATCAATCCAAGTCTTTTGGGCTTCGACTGGTAGTTTTTTTATCCCTTCCGGGATATTACTAGGATATTTGTAAGGCATATAACTCATCTCCTTCCATATTTATAAAATCCTTACCCTTCATCGGTAAGGCCCTAGCTTTCAATTCTGGTTTAATCGCCTCAAATGTTTCATATTTAGTTACCGGGATTAATTGTGAGCGACATTCATAATGTAATGGTGGAGTAAATCTGGCTATATCAGGATCACCATATATAAATATTTGACCATCGAGAGCTTGACAAATTTCAGTTGTCCGATCGTCCATTATAGCTGAAAACATTTCCCCGGCCATGATGTCTTTTACCTCAGGATCTTCCATCATGTCTTGTCTACCTTGATTATAGGCATCTGAGAAATTAGTCCTAACTATATTTTCTAAATGCTGAGCAGTTAAAAGTTTACCTTCTTTTATTTCTAATACTCCCGGATTGGCAAACTTTTTAAAAAATTGGTCTAATAAGAACATAATTTCTGTGGTAGTTGAACCGTTTTTCATCCCAGTATAAAGTATCCCTTTGGCATCCTTTAAGATAGCATCTCTGGTTATTCCAGCAATCCAAAAAGCCTTATTTTTTAAATATTGTAAAGCCTTTTCAGCAGGCAACCCCACAAATTTTTTAATTTTTAATTCACTTTCTACTTCACTCATTCCATATTCAAATAATTCCTGTAGCCATTTTCCAATACAATCTCTAAATTCACCTACATAATGTAATTGAATTTTCTCTACTTCCCGGGCATTCTGAGATTCCATAATCTTGGCTTTAGTTATTGATTTTTTAAGAGCATCTTTTTGCCAAATCAAGATCTCTTCAAGTTCTTCTTTGGCTTTTACTTCAAAGTTATCTAAATTCTTGATTATCCTGGTAAAATTACATTTCTTTTCATATTGATTAGGTTGTCTTAATAATTTAGCCTGATAATCTTCTGTAAATAATCCGCCTTTAGGTTTTGGTTCAGGTAAAACTATGCCCTCTTCTTTGGCCGGGATCTTCAAAAATCCTCTGACCCATTCCTCTTCTGGATTAATCAACCCTGCATCAACTAACATCTTGGCAATTTCAGCTTTAGCCTTCTGGTCCTCTTTGATCAGTGACTCAAATTTAAAATAAGGATATTTAGGTTGAGGGAAGTTAAAATCTATCAATCGTTTTATAACCTGTTCCCGGATTATAGTATCTTCAGTTTCATTGCCTAAATAATCAAGAATATAAATAAAGATATCAAAATGAGTTTTAGATAAAGCCCACGACCCTTTTTCTCCACTATCCATTAAAAGAGTACCTACCAACAAGGACCTGGCTATCATCGCGTTATTACTATCAAAAGCTTCTTTATAACCTGCATCCCCTCTCCTGGTAGCCTCTAAAAGTTCAGCTTCTAAACCTACCGGCATAACTATTGCAGTATCAGTCTGTATATTTTTTAAGATGTCTAAATATTCATCTTGTTTAATCTTGGGAGTACCAGCAACATAACGACCTATTACAGTAGGCTGGCCAAACTTTTCTAAAAAAATATTCCAAAATCTTTGTACAATATCATTAGAAAAATAATAGCGATAGGCAGCCCTAAAATCGGACTCACCATATAAGCTATCTGCATCATCATCATTAGGATTATAGGCAAAGATAATAAATTTATGGATAGGTAAAGGTTTATTGCCTGCTTCAATCAATCCTTCCTCTTTAATATTGCCATGCTCATCACATCCAAACATATAATTTATAGCTTTTCGCACTTTGATATTATCAATCCCGATCATTCCCTTAAATTCACCACTAGGAATAATCTTATAATTGATTTCAGCCACAGAATAACCATCTCTCATGGCATTCCATATTTTAAGCAGGGAATTATTTATGTTCCCCTTCATCTCTGAAAAGCAATGCTCTATAAATTCAGCCTGTTTTACAGCATCTTGATCATTCTCATCTTCCGGTCTAATACTCCAGGGGGTAGATAACCGGGCATGTTTTTTTAGCATAAAGGCAGCTTTAACCTGGCCATCTCGTTTTTGCATGGTCCTATAAATATCAAGCCCTTTTTTTCCTACTAGATCATCTGGGTTATAAATGGGAAGATTTTTAATTCCCCAAATATCCGTTCCAGAACTGGACATTTCGCCCATCTCTGGTTTTGCCAGTTTCTTAATTGTATTTTGAAATATATTTTTTATATCCATAAATCCCCTTTAGAAATAAAAAAGAGAGCCAAGATAAAAATGAATTAACATTTTCAAATTGGCTCTCTAAAGTGGAGCTCTATAAACAATATTTATTTTTTTCAGAATAACACAAAATTATTTTTTAGTCAAATATTGAGGCACGTTTAAGAATTTATTAGTTATTTTTTTTATTAATTAATCCTATTTTATTAATTGTCTATCACAATTCCAAGTAACTTTTCGATAATTGTTAAACATTCTTTTTTTGTTCTTTCGACAGCCTTTTTCCCTTTATATCCAAAGGCAGAAAGAATTTTTTGTGAATCGTAAGAATGAGCTGATATGTTTCTTGCCTTATTTAGCCTTAAAGCAATTTTGAACCAATTTTCATCGATGCTTTGAAGATTTCTAACAAAATATTTATCAACACAATACCTTTTGGGAGTTTTTGATGTATCTGCTTTAGATTGTATAGAAACTTTTATTTTTTCTTTATTATTACTTGTTAATTCTGGGAAATACTTTTTATAATACTCTTGTTCAATGTCTAGAAATTTTTTAAATTCAGTTTTATGTTTTCTCATAAAAAAAATGCCAAATTTTGCAGGTAATTTTACAGAATTATCTTCTGGATTTTCTGGAAGGGAGCGTTGAATTTTTAATACCTTCTTTAGAATGGCTATACTTCTTTCAAAGCTTGGCAAAAGTTCATAACTTAGATCAAGTTTTTCTTCTGAATTAAATTTTGTTAGATCAAATAAATATGATAGAAATGTACGAATAGTAAAATCAACAAGAAGCCATGTTTCTAGTATCACATGTCTAGGATTATTTAATTCCTGAACGGATTTAAAATATTCTTCTGTAAGTTTTGAAATGGTAATAAGATCATCAGCAGAACCATAAAAAGGTGCATCACTTTGTGTAAGAAAAGAATCAGAAATGTTTAAATATTCATTATCCTGCTTTTTATTTTTCATTATATTTTGCCTTTGTTAATTTTCTTAATTATATAGTCAAATTTATTATGAGTCAAACATACAGTATATTGTTCTTTTTTCTTATTAATACACCACTATAGTTTACACGAAATTATTTACTTTACATAATATAAATTATAGGGTCATCATTACCAGTTTTGGTCAGCGGTCAATCTCCTTCCTGCACTCCTTCCTTCAATTATAAAACTATCTTCTAACATATCGGGCATTAATTCAAAAATTAACCAGACTAAGGCATCTAATCTATCCGGTGATCTATCCCCTGGCACCCACTCACATAATTGATCCTCTAAATCTGGAAAATTCCCTACATGGTGAACTTTATTTTGCTCATATAAAGCCGATACTGGTTCTGCCCTTATATATTTACCTCGAGAAGCTCTAACATCCTCATATGCTATATTTTTTTCAATTGACCTGATAACATATTCTACCATGTCACCGCCATTATTTACTTCTCCTACTATCCGGTCTGCTTCAAGTTTATGATAAGCAGTTACCGCTGCATTTCCCCATTTATCCGGACTTCCTTTTATGGTGGCATCTTCCAAGATCCAGACGTGCCGATCCTCACTTAAACCACCCCCGATTATCCCGGTTTCAGAGGACATTATATTGTCGGTAGCCTGGGGATCAACCGCAATGGCAACCCTGAATAATTTAGGAGCTTGGTTTCTACGATTTTTCTCAATTATCTTTCTGGTCCACAGGGCATCGGGGTTATCCTCTAAAATATAACCATGAATCTCTTGCCTTCCTAATCTCGTACCCTCATATTTTTTAATTACCCGGTTGATATATTTTTCTGATAGATTGTCTATGTTCTCATAACTGTTCCCTCTTACATCTTTTATATCAGGATCATCGATTAAATTCTTAATAATAGGAATAGGCCGGGGGGTAGTAGTAATTACCACCTGGGGATTAGGTCCTATTCTTAAACCGAATTCCATGTTGTCCCAGGTATCTTTGGGATACTTAAATTTTGACAGTTCATCAATCCAGACCGTATCGTGCTGTTCTCCTCTTAATTGATCTGGTTCATCTCCAGAATAGGCTATAGCAATTGCCCCATTAGGCCAGGTCAATCTTCTCTTTGAAGGCTCATAATTAGGTCTAAAACGAGGATGGGATATCTGTAATATTGAAGATTCCCCTACTTCTATCATAGCATCCCGGACATCGGCTTTAGTCTGGCCTATTAAAGCTATCCTTTTAAACCCTTTTTTTACTCGCTCTATTATAAATTCTGCCCCTGCCCTAGTTTTGCCAAAGCCCCTTCCTGATCTTAATAACCAGCCAAACCAATCCCCTTTCGGTGGTAATTGCTTTGGTCTGGCCCAAAAATTCCAGTTATATAAAAGATTTAAAGCCTCTTCATCACTTAGGTTTTTTATTTCCTTTAAGACCCTTTGTCTTTTTTTCTCTGGCAATAATGCTATTGATTTTATTAATGAGTTTTTCTTTGGCATCTTTTAATTCAATCTCCTCTATTTTTGAGGCCTCACCTATCAAAGTCAGATATAATGAAACAAGTTTGATATAAGAATCTACTACAATTTTCAAATTATCAAGATTTTCTATTTCAAGCCCTTCATTATTTTTAAACTTCTCAATTAATTTATTTAGCATAACTTTGAAAATACTAAGTTGAACCTTTATCTCAGCCCTAAAATCTGCTTTAGTGTTTAGAATGGTCTCATTGGTTTTAGCCTCTAATCCTTTACCAATTTCAATATCCCTTTGCTCAATCCTTTCTTGCCAGTGAAAAGCTATACTCCAATTTTTTACTGAGGTAAGAGAAACTGTAAATTTTTGGTCAACCTGTGGTAAAGTTCTGGTCAAGCCCAGTGAATAGTAATATTCAAAAGCTTCTTTGTGCCTGAGTGTCTCTTTCATCTCTTCAATCCCTCTCATACCAGAATTTTATCCCGGTAGAATTATTTTGATTATATAAATGTAGCCATCCTTTTTGCTCAATTAATTCTAATATCTCTTTCCCGGTTTTCCCTTTCCAGTGGTAAACTTCTTCAATCTCTTCCCGGGTCCTTGCCCGATGTAAACAGGTTCTCCAATAAGCACCCCCAAAATCCTTTTTCATGCTCCAGATCCTAAATCTTTGAGAAGCATAAGTTAATGTGCTGATCAGATAATTTTTATCCCAGCGATACATCTTCCTTATATCGAAATCCTGTAATGGAGTGTGTAAAGTAGATTCAAGATAGGTCATTTTTACCTCAATTTTAGGATTTTTATATTTAGTATCCTGTTTAAATGAATTACAAAATTCCTCTACGCTCTCCTGGGGTTCATATCCAGCAATGATAAATAAGGTTAATCGATGATTAAATTCTCTTGACGCTTCCATTATTCTCCTGATCTGCTCACTGGAAATAGGTTTTCCGTAGAATTTTCTGGTTTTTTCTGAAAATGATTCTAGGCCTATCCGGTAATAATAACAAGTTTTAGCTTGAGCTTTAGTCATCTTCAAATAACCTTCTGCGGTAATTGACCTTACATAAGATCTCTGGTATAACTGTTTAGGTCCTAAATTATCATTACTTATGATCATTACTTGCTTATCAACATTAGGTAAATAGGGATTATTCTGATATTTAGTGGTCCAGGAAGTATAACAAAATTTACATTTTTTCCTGCAACCTCTGCCCCCTAAAATTATCCTTCTTCTTACTCCGGTCTTTACTATCGGCACTAAGTCCCAGTTAACTTTAGTAGAAGGATAAATAGCCCCTTCTTTTCCTTGGTGATAGATATAGGGAAGATCTTTAAGTTTTTCGATAATCTTCCCGGGACTCTCATTTTTTATCAATTGCAATTTTTCAAAGATTTCAAAGCCTTCACCTACATTTATTAAATCCACTAGGTTAGAGTACATCTTTTCATGAAAAGCCTCACTGCCCCCTAAAATTATCGGTTTTTGACTCCTTCTGGCATTAAATATCAAATTTATTTCCATGGGATCTGAAATTGAAATTAAAATTATATCAGCGTCTTTTTCGTCAGTTACTTCAAGCCCATAAGTCCTACACATATAATTTAACCAAGCCCGGGTATAATTACCATAGCGATATATTTTTATGGCAAATTTAGCCACTTTTTAACCCTTTCATAGATAAATTTAGCCACCTCTAAAGCGATTATTCTTCTTTCCTCATCCTCTAAATTCATTACCTCTCCCGATCTTTGAATAAATTCCATCTCATCTAAATCCTCATCCTTTTTAACCGGAGAGACAAACTTCCCGAAACTTATTACAATACATCGATGGGGGCCAGCCTTAATATAACTTTCTAATTTTTTCCCGATATCTTCTAAAGTAACTGGGACGTGATATTGAGTCATCAGGTTCTCAATTTCTCCTTCACTAAAACCAGTTAGCTCAATATCAAATTCCCCGGTATCTAATTCTTCAAGATCATCTTTTAATAGAGTAACATTCCACTTTGAAAATTCATAAGATTTATTATCTGAGATAGAATAACCTTTTGCCTCTTCTTCTGATTTAAAATCTATGAATATGACCGGAACTTTCTTTAATTTATTTAATTTTGCAGCCTTATATCTGGTGTGTCCTGCTCTTATTACTCCATCAGGAGTGGCTATTATCGGATTTATAAAGCCATAATATTTTATTAATTTTGATAGCTTTTTAGAAGCCTCATCATTTATCCGGGGATTGTTTTCCCATTCCTTTAATCTATCTATATCGACATATTCAACCTTTACTTTTCTCATAATTTTCCTTCCTTAAAAATAAAAAAAGCCAGACCAAAAAGCAATTTTTGCTTTTTTAATCTGGCTATCTAGTAGCTCTTTAAATATTTAATTTATCTCCTAAAACGGGGTTTTCGGGTGTCTATCATACCGTATCTGATAAATACCTACAATCTTATCTAAATGAATACAGCTTCAGATATAATCACAGAGAAGATGATACTCCGATGTTTACGACAATACTTGAACAAATAAATTCTATTTAACCTTTACGACAATTTTACGAAGTGTACGTTCAAAATCTTCTTTAGTAAAATTATCTTCTTCTGTTACTTCTAGAGTTGGAATTATTACTTCTTCATCGCTCGCCATTGTTGTTAAGATGGTTTGACTTGCGATAGATGGTTGATAAGACACAATTGTTTGTTCGGAATAAGAAGGAATAAAATATGCTCCCTCGGCAATTTTACGCATTGCCATTATTCACCTCCCGTTAAAAAAAATTGTCGTAATTTCTGATTTAATCCTTCATTAGCTTGATGAATAGCAGTTACTTCTGCCTCTGTAAGTTCGTTATACCCTTTGTCTGGAGATATTATAGCCATACGTATACGACCGCCTACTTTAGGGTCTTGTGATGCAGTTTCAGCTATTAAATATTCTGATAAAGCTTTTGCTTTATCCAATGTAATATTAGGTGAAAGATAGCGATGAACTAAATAAACAGCATATTGAGGAATACCAGTAAGACAAGGTAAATTATTCAATAATTGAGGAGCGAAATTAAATTGACTATTTAGTATATAAATCATCGGCTCCGGTGGCTTCCCTTTAGAAAAACGATAACCCACCAAAGTCAGTATTACTCCAAGTCGTTGGGCTGGAGGAATATCTCTGAACCATCCTGCAAAAGAATCAGCACATTGCTTAACAACTTTGTTTATAGCGTCATCAATATTAGTAACTGTATTACAATCACTCTTTAATAAACCATCAAGTAATGCTGCACCCATTTCACTAGCACCAGCTATGCCTAGCCCACAATTACTTAACTTGAATATTTTCACATAGCTATCATTAATTGCAGTTAAACCTCTAGGGTCGCCTATAGTGCCTCTACTATCAGCAGCCAAAACAATGGCAGTATCAGCCCTCATACCTACAATTAAAGTCACAATTATCCTCCTCTTGTTCTTTTGAGGAGTCTACTATATCATTATAACAGTATTTTGTCAATACCGTTACCTACTTAGACGGTATAATTACGTTTAATTTTATATTATCTTTTTATTATTTTAGTAAAACCTTTTGGTAATTTTTTCTCATTGACAATATCTTCTAAGTTGTGTGCTATACTAACTAAACTTTCATGGATGCAGTATAAATAATGTAATTGTTTATATTGAAAATAACTCAATCTCGTTTCTTCATAGTTAACCGTAAGATGATCTTTAAGTTCTTTTTTTTCTTTTTCACTAAAAACTAAAGCCATTTTACCCTCCTTTTTTATTTATTTTCTTCTTCATATTCACACTCCTTAATCTTTCCCTCAATTTTTTCTTTCCTTTCCCATAATTTCTCCATGATACCTGAACCATATTCAAGTTTTTCAATCTGAGCATTAATTTTTTTAAGTTCTCCCTTTAAGAAATTAAGTTCTTCTGTATTTTTTCCCATTAATTTCACCTCCTTTATTATTTATTTTTTAATCTCACAACTACCTTTTCCTCAATCTCACAATTTACAATATTAATATGATTGCAACGGGGACATTTAATCTCAATTATCCTGCTTTCTCCGTTTTTTATATCAAAGCCTGGTGATCCAATAAATAATTTTCGGTTACAATTTGCACATCTTACTTCTATTTTTTTCATTTTATCTCATCTGCCTTTATTATGCAATATCTTAGAACCATCATTTTTATTCACCTAACGCTTCAATAATATCCTCTAAACTTTTCACCAGTATATATTTCCCTTTTTCATTCTCAATATTCTGCTGAAACTTAATTTGGTCTCCACTTTGTTTTCCACCTATAGGCTTCTTTGCCTCAATAAAATATACCTTCCCATTTTTAATAGCTATCCTATCTGGAAGTCCAGGATAACTACCTAAACCCTGCAATAGTGGAAAATGGAAATATCTTCTTAAATCTAAATAATCTTTTATCTGATATTTGATGTCATCTTCGGTTATTTTTAATTTTGTTAGTGCCTGTAGCTTTAATCTCTTAATAGTATTCATCTAATCATATTTTCCTTCTATTTACGGTATTCTGGTATAGAAATAATTGTAACAATTCTTTTACCGTTTGCTCAGTACTTTCCATTCTTTTCATTTTTCCTTCTTTATTCTAGATATATTTATTTGTTATTGTTTTTATATCTAATAAGATATTTTTGGTAACTCCCATGACATCTTCAATTTGTTTTATGTTAAAATTTAGATCCTTTAAGTCTCTTTTCATTCGTGATAATTCGAGTAGTTTATCTTTAATCTCTTCTAACTTTAAATGATCTTCTTCAGTATTAACTTTAGACAAAACCCAAATAGTATTAAGATATCCAATTAAATCGGATATAATATATTTATCGCTCATTGTTTTCACACTCCTTCTAAAATTTTCTTTTTAGTTTCAAGTATAAATCTATTCTCTCGCCAGGGATAAGTTTTAATATATAGTTTATTAATTCGGGTATTCTCTTTCATCCTGGCCAGTAATTCAGGACTTATCCTTTGCTTAAAATTTAAATTTTTAGATTTTACTTTTCCCTCATCATCATAACCGCGATATATTTTATAATCTCCTTCCTTTCTAGCTCCCCATTTTTTTAGATATTTGTAAATAGTTTTCATTGTAACACTTTCATTTTCCGCTATTTCCTTGACTGGCACCTCTTCCCGATATTGACGGATTATATTTTCTTTATTTGTTACAAATTTGCTTTTAAATCTCCCATCAGTAGTTCTCTTTATTCCGCATTCTCTCAGGAAGTCATAAATGGTAACAAAATGAACTTTATATTCTTGGGCAATTTCTGTTATTGGTAATCCTTCTTTTTCTTTTTGGAGTATTGCCTCTTTATGTTCCATTAATATTTGATGTATTCTATTTGTACTCGCTTTAACTCTCATTTTATTATTTCTCCTTTTATAAGGCCCTTTTGTTTAGGTGCTTGAACTAGGAACCAAAGTTCGGGTTTTGGAAAATCCCTAACTCCACCTTGCAAAAGAGCCTTTTAATTTTCGTCGTACCCAGCCATTTTTATTTTAAAATCCATTATCCTTTTATCTAATTTCTCTTGACTTTCTAGATCGCTTTCAGGTATATATTTTTTATAAGTTTTTAATCTCCATAGGCTATTAGAATTTTCTAAAATAATCTTATCTCGCTCTTCGTAATATCTCATTATTCCCGGATGATCTACAAAAAACTCATAAGTTAATTTCTGTCTTTTAGAATAAGATAACTGCTCATAATTTATAACTTTCAAAGGCTTGCTGGGTAAGGACCTAAAATATATATCCTCTAAATTTTTCATTCCCCAGTAAGCACATCTCTCTAGATACTCATTTAAAGTAATTTCCCCTTTTCTTAATAGTTTAAGCATCGTTCTTGCTATCTGAATATGCTGGGTTTGCGGTAATTCCTTAATTGTTTCTTCCATTTTTTACTCCTTTCTATAATATTTTTCATAGGGATCGGGTTTTTCCTGGTTAAGATAGCTTTCAAATTTTGTACCGAATAAGGTTATGGGTCTTAGCCAATCTTCGCAGTTTTTTCCATCTTTATTAATCTTACCTTTCCATTCAAGGCATTTAACTTCAATAACGTATTTAAAATCTTCTAAGGTAAAGCCCTCTTTTATGCGTGTATTGATTAGTTTAATTGTGTTAGGGTTATTATGCTTAAAGCCTTTATTATTTTTTAAATTTTTACCCCATCTGCATAAATTTAAATATTCTATGATCTGAAAGCGCAGCGTCTTATCTTTATTATCTTTATTATCTTTAAGAGTTTCTTTAGACAAATGTTCGCCCCCCTTGAAATCCTTATTTTTTATACTATCTCCTGAGTTGTTAGGTACACCTAAACTTAACAATTTGTTAAGTTTTACTTGACTTTTTGTTAAGTTTTCCTTAACAATTTGTGAAGTTTTACTTAACTTTTTGTTAAGTTTTCTTTCATTAAAAACTTTACTTTTTGTTAAGTTTTCCCATTTTTCATAATGCTCATTAAATTGATAACATTTACCTTTTATAATTATTTTATTTTCCTTAATCATCTTATTTATAATTCTATTCAATTGGCTTTCTTTCATTCCTATATCATCAGCTATTTTTCTTTTATTTAATTTTTTAGTCCAGTCTTGCCTTCTTCCTTCTCCATTAAAACCCCAGGACCAACGGACAATATAAGCAATTATCCTCATCTCATCTTTACTTAATAGGCCTTTAGCAATTATATCTATTAATATTTCATTTTTAATTGGAGTAGAATCTTTTGGGATCATTTAATATAATCCTTTATATATTATTAGGAATTAATTATTTATACTTTTTATAATTGCTGGTCTTGACCATTGTCTTACAAATAAATTATCCTCTCTTGATCTTTCACCAGCGAATCTTTTCTTTTCACTTATAGGTTGATAAACTTGAATATAAGGCAATGCTCCACATTCATAAACAAATCTTAATCTACTCTCACTTGCTTGTATTGGCTCTTTGAATCCCGCCAACACATAACATCTTATTTGATTTCTTCTGAATCCTGATTTTTTTAATTTCTCGATGACCATTATAAATTCTCTTTTATTGTCCCAGCTATCAAAAGATAACCACAATTCTTTAATTTTAAGTGATCTTAATTCTTCGATGTGCCAATCTTTTAAAAATCTTTTATCTAATCCACCTAAGAATTTTATTTGTTTCTGAGTTCTTAACATTTGGAATACCTTTTGAAGATGATTTTTATTTGCTAAAAGAATATTATTATCTTGGACGATATTCCCTGATTCTATATTTATTTCTTTAAATTTACCCTCAATCTTTGGCACTAAGCACCAGGGGCAATTATTATTACAACCCCGCGTAGTTATAGCAATTCCCTTTTTAACGTATTTTCCAGGATAAAATTCTGAATTAGAAGTATTATTAGCAAAGGCTGGTCCACCAATTAAGACTCTAGAATAATATTGTGAATAATTCTTTTGTAATTTAAATCCCTCTTCTTTGTCCCAACTAAATAAAACTGATATATGAACTTCTTCAATATCTTGACAACTAGGCCTAAATAAATCGGGCATTCCAATTCTTACATAATCATCAACAGGTGTTTGGCTTGTCTTTCTAACAAATACTCTTAATATCCTATTCCACATTAAATAATTCCCTTTCTTATTCCGGGGTAGGTCAATTCCCCAGTAGCTTGGCCTACCCCGCCTCGTATAGTTCTACCTTGTAACCCTAGGATAAAGATCAAATCACAATCAAAGGCATCGCCTCCTTTTTTTATAGAAATACGATAAATTTTTATAGTATTTCTATAGTTTATTTATAGTTCTGTTTTAGGAAATTCTTTAACCTCTACCGGATAAATGTCTTTTAGGCTATCCTTTAGATAGATAGGGATATTATTTTTTCTACAGTAATCAACTATGTTTTCTATCCATTCTTTTTTTGGAATAACCTTACCCCTTCTATTACCAGTCTCTGCTCCTATTATTACCCAATCAACTTTGAATTTAGGTTCTATCCTTTCTAATAATGGTTCAAAGCTAATAAATTTTAAATTATCTTTATTCATATTAAAAGCTTTCTCTGTAGAATATCCCATAGGTTTCGTATTCAATGGTCTTGTAATAGTAGCCCCTAACCAACAATTTAAAGGGAATTTATATTTTCCAAAATATATATCAGGATATCTGGTCAAAAATTGGAAGACATGTTGAGGGTATAATTTAATCCTATCCAATACTTTTTCCATCCATTCTTTTTCCCAATGAGCTATTTCGCTCATAGATCCTACGAATATTCGTTGGGGTTTTTTAGGGAATTTTTTATAATATTGTGAATTTAAAAATGTAGGAATAAATTTCATTAACTCATTGCTCAGATTATTAATTTTCTTTGATGCTTCATCTCCATCACCAGGCCTAAAAATTTCATGTATTGCCATTCTATTAGCAAATCTTTTTGCTATTTTTCTTGCATAACAATATTCGCAATGATTAAGGCAACCCCATACAGGATTAAATGTCATCGAACACCAGCCTATTTTATTTTTCATCTTCTTAACCTTCCTAAATTTTTGTTATTGTGCCTACAATTTAGCTTTTCTTTTCTTCTCCATTCTTCTAATTTTTTTTCCCTGGCCTTCTTAATCTCTACTCTTCTGGCTAGATTAATCTCATCATCAATTAGATCAAAGTATTGGTTAATAAAACTCTCCCCTGGATGTTCTGCATTATTAATATTCCTTGATCTTTTTTTGATATAATGCCTAATGGCTCTATGCATTTATTTACCTCCTTTAAAAAATTCTTTGCTGGACCTTAGTTTCCTTTTTGAATCTTTTTATAATTTCTTCTTCTTATATATTCCCATAGCTCTAAAAGTTTAATATTATTCTCTTTAGTAAATTCTTTTAATTCTTCTGTAGTTCTATGAAATTCATTGACTCTTTTAAATTTATTATTCATTTTTATAATCCTCTAGGGGACACCAAACAGGTATTTTACCTTTTAAGGCAATTATCCGATTGATTATTTTATAATTACGATATTTAGTTTTGAATTCAGGATGTCTACAAACAAATCTACTGAGGTTAGTTTTTGTATCATAAAAATAATCATTATCTTTACATTCCCTGCAGTATTTGATTTTTAATATTTTCATTTCTTGCCTCCAAAATTGCCTACCCCGGCAGTTGGTCTGCAAAGATACTGAGTCGAATATATTCTTTAGGCTACCACGCCACAGGATAGACAATTTTTAATTATTCTCCGTCGTATAATCCTCTACTTTTTATTAAGTCTGGGTTCTTTGGTTGAACAACTACATTGCCATACCAATCGAAAACAACAAAATCCTGCACGGTATAAGTAGTTAAAGTATCATGATGAGCTACAACTGCCGCAAAAGAACTCCAACCAGGAGCTTGATAACAATATTTTTTGCTGGTGTAATAATATAATGAACCTACTTTGTAAACACATAATCTATGAGCGGCATTTTCTACATAAGTTATATATACTTGCCAGGTTTGATACCCGTGCTGGTGAGACACGTATGAGACAAGAGCCGCACATTCACTACAATCTCCGACTTTAGTTTTCCAAAAATTATATGGGCTTTTAACCGATGTGCTATATTGCCATGTGTAATTGTAATATATCCAACTCGTTACCAAACTTGGAGTAGTATTACTATTCACAAAACTGGTAAATGCAGCATCAACAGGTGGAGTCCAACCACTAAGGTTATAATAATCCTCTGCACCACCACAACCAGCAGGTAATAGTAAAAACCCCAGAACCACGACTAAAACAAAATTTTTTAGTAATTTCTTCATTTCTTTTTTCACCCCCTTTCGTTCTTTATTTGGAAGGGGCTTGTCAGACCTTCAAGCCCCCCTTCTCTTTAATGGTTATTTAACGCGGATAAGTGGTATAATCAGTGTATTGTACGAACCACTTACCTTCATCACTTACACATTCAACGGCCTTTGGATAATGTTCTAAAATATCTGTTTCAGTTCCAAAAGCATACTTAAATTGAGTGTAAGTTCCGATCATTGTGCCACTGGTTCCATCTTCATCAACAACTATCTCTACCTGTCCCACAAAAATATTCTCTGTGGGTAATTCATCTAAAATATATGCAGCATTACCTGATAATTTTCCTGTTTCATCGATGAATACGATTCCAGAATATTCTAATGTTGGATCATTGTAGAAATCTTTTACATCAGCGAAACACCATCCTCCTCTATCATCCTGAATCAGTGTTGCAGGTCCAAGAGGGTCGTTATACCATATACCACCATCGATTATTTCTCCGTTAGGATGATATCTTATAGCATCTTCAAACCAGGTAAGAGTAATTGTTTTTTCAGGTTCAGGAAATAACCAACAGCCAGTAAAAAGTAAACCAGCAATCAATATAGCCGCCACCAATATAGTTAGCTTTTTCATTGTTTTTTTTCACCTCCTCTCATGTGGGGTCTGGCCCGGTTAAAGGGTCGAGATAAGTTATAATAAGCAGGAGAGTTTATTACAACTTAACAATAACTGAGCCAGGCCCAATTTATTTAAAATGGTAAATCTTTATCTTTTACTTCTATCATGACAGTCTCGCCAAATTGTTTTTGTACAAAAATTTTAGCTTTTTCTAAAACCTCTTCTGCCTTTTCATTATCTTCAACTTCTAAAACTATCCCTATTTTTTCATTATTAAAATTACAGGATTTCACTCGTTCATAAATTATCTCTTTGGCCTTCATAATTTTCCTCCTTAATTACTTTACATAATTAATCTTCCATTTTTGAAATATCTATTATCTTTTCTATTGCTTCTGGATCATTGAGTAATATTTTTTGTACATCTTCAATCGAAGTCCCTGGTTCTATTAAGTCAGCTTTACAGGCAAACCAGGCTACTGTTTTCCAAGTAGATATACCCGCTTTATTTAAGACACTAAACATCTTATCTAATTTCTCTTTGTCTTCTTCCTTGAGAGGCTCCAGAGCCCTCATCAAACGGTCATATATATCTTTATTGCTAATTAAAATCTTTTTCGCTAGATGCTCGGCAAGTGGGGTTTGGAATATTCCCCGGTCCAAAGCAAAATTTATTAATTTTTCAAAGGAATCAACCCCAGCTTTTTGAGCTTTTAAGCATATTTCATTTAAAATCTTATTTTCTTCTTCTACTCTTTTTTTAGATAAAATTTTGCTTTCCTGATAAGATTTGATTTTATCCTTTCCCTCTTCATGTTCTTTTTTTAAATTAGCTTCCCGATCCCTTGATTCCTCAATCTCTTTTTTTAGATCCTGTTCTTTTGCTTTTTCTTTTATTGGTATTGGTTCTTTTTCTTCTTCAGGAATAGTGCCAATAATTTTAAATTTTGCTTTTTCTTTTACTGGTTCTTTTGTTTCTTTTTGTTTTTCTTGATCCCTAGCTTCTTTCTCTTTTTTCTCTTTAGCCTCATTTTCTTTTTTTAATTCCTCTTGGGCAATGGCTTCCTTCTTTTCTATCTCTTTTATCTCTTCTTCGGTGAAACGTTTAAATACTGCCCCCTCTTTTTCGCTATCAAATTTTGGATTGATCTCCTCTGGTCTTTCCGGTATTTGATATACCCGCTTTTGTTCCAAAAATAAGGTTTTACCCATCCTTATCTTCTTGATATCCTCTATGGGTAGATCCAATTCACAGGTTAGGGGCCAGTGCTTATCTTTTCTCTTCTCATGCTGGGTCTCTCTTTCTATTCGCCTTAATTTAAAAGGTAACATAGTTATACTGTTATATTCACCGGTGATAGGATCTTTGAGTAATTCCAAAGCTAAATAAATCCCACTCTGGATGTCTACCATAGAGTTCCAGGATCCAGAACCAATTACATAAATACCGCCCATTGATATAGAAGGGATAAAAAAGAAGAGACTGGCTCGTTTGCTGCAACCATCTTTTTGACCAAATTTATCGCAGGGGCATTCGACTTCTTCAAAAACCCCTTCTTCATTTGCTTTCATTGCGGTTTCTCCGTCCCCTACACATTTAAGACCCCTTGAGCTACCATAATATTTATAGGCCTGGGGAAATAAACCACCAATATCCGGTAAACCATTTTCATCTAAACCGGATAAGGGGAAAGCAATATCTAATTCAGTGGGATTTTTCCCGAATAATGCTTCAACTTCAGAGGGGCATACAAAATAATGAACATCTTTAGGATGGAATTCTAATTCACCGAACTTATCTCGCTTTTGTATAGGATTACCATTTTGATCCAACTTATAATGTCCTTTTTCATCTCTTTCTATGGTTGGAACTTGTACTCCCAAATGGATTTTTCCTTTCCAGGTCAACCTGCGGATACTACTAATCGGATACTTCCCTTTGATTTTAGTAAACCTCTTAAAAAAACCTGCTGTACCATTGGTATTAATCATTTAAAATTACCTCCTTAATAATTAAATATCAGACTTGATTTTGTAATGAAATTTGGGATCTTGACGCTTAATTTCTACGCCTTCGACTTCGTAACTTTGTTCGGATTCCTCATCAACCAAATATAACCTAGCGCCTAAATCAGTAATTTTACTATTTTCAAAAATTGGAGCATTGTCAGCCATTATGGCCTTTTTTAATTCACCTTCTAATAAGGTAGTGATTACCCGGATAAATCTATTAGCAATTTTTTCGGGTAGGGTTTTGAGGAAGTCCATTATTTTGGGAACGTCATAAATCCAACTATCCGGCATATCTTTAAAATTGACCCATCCGACTAGGGTATCGATTTTGGTTCCCTTTGAAGCGATTAACTCTTTTTCCAGGTCACCCTCTAATATTTCAATGTTGTTAGTTAAATCTTCAATAGTATATTTCTTATTATCTCTCTCGATATAGTTCTGGCTGGAAAATTCATCAAGCCTTCTTCTTAAAATTGCAATATCAAGATTATATTCTTTAATCTTTTTTAATTTAGCTTTTACTATAACTTTAAAATCCTTCTCATTGCTTATCATTTTTAATACCTCCTAATATTTTATTTTTTAAAATTAACCAAATGTATCATCCTGGCACTTTTGACAAAGCCCCGAAATCTCATATTCTTTAATTGATAACTGGTTTTTAAAATCTTCCATTTTTATTACTTCACCACAAAAAACACAAATCTTTTTTTCTTTTGCCTCTGTCTGGGATCTACCAAATGATTTTTTAGCAAATTTATCAATAAAATTTTGTATTCCTTTATTTCTTTCCATTTAATACCTCCTAAAAATTATATTTCTACCACTTAAAACGGCCATTAAAATACTTTCGTATCCCCCCTTTACTGATAATCATTTTTTCTTTTTCTTTTTTGCCTTTATAGATATTCCAAGCGATCATTAAGATTAACCATATAAAAAACACATAAACAAAAATCATAGAATCACTAGTCATAAAATCACCCCTTTATTTGTTATCGATTCTGATTTTCACTTCGTAGATTAAATGATCAACAATCTTTTGTATGTAAACATCAGTCTCAAAATATACTTGTCTTATCTTTGCCTTGCTAATGACGTCTTTTATTACCGTTTTAAAAACCTTTTCTAACTGCTCTAATCTTTCTTCTTTCAATCTCTCACCCCCTTAAAATAAAAAAAGCCAAATAAAAAAACCGATTACCATTAATTGACAGGAAAACCGCATTAACCTGTCTGGTATCGGTTTAATTATTTGGCTATATTCTATTTTAGTTTTAGATTATTGTTCTTTCATCTGACTTCCATTTGGTAGTCATATGATATATTATAGGACGTTGCAAAATCAAAAAAAAATTATAATTAAGCTCCGATACCCACCAATATTTAATTTTATTTAATGTGGATACTTGAGTACCATATGCGGTTTTCCTCCTTAAGTGCTGTAT